ACCAAGGATCATTAGGGGTTGGCTTCCAGGGCTCGGTAGGCTTCCAGGGCTCGGTAGGATATATAGGTAGTCCAGGGTATCGAGGTAGTGCCGGTTACACCGGTAGTATTGGTTACGCAGGTAGTGGTGGTGATATAGGTTTCCAAGGATCCACAGGCTATAGAGGTAGTGTTGGATTCCAAGGTAGTGTTGGATTCCAAGGATCATCGGGTGCAGGCTTTGCAGGCTCAACCGGATTCCGAGGTAGTCAAGGAGATACTGGGTATAGGGGTAGTGGCGGATATCAAGGTAGTACAGGTAATCAAGGATTCCAAGGTAGTGCCGGACAAGGATTCCAAGGTAGTAAAGGTTTCCAAGGTAGTGCCGGTTTCTTAGGCAGCACCGGCCCTACTGGGTTCCAAGGTAGCCAAGGTGTTGGATATCAAGGGTCTGAAGGTTATAAAGGCAGTCAAGGCGATACTGGTTACACTGGCTCTCAAATTACTGGATATCGAGGATCTGCCGGCTTCACAGGTAGTGCTGGATTTCTTGGTAGTGCTGGATTTCTTGGTAGTCGAGGAGATACTGGGTATAAGGGCAGTATTGGTGATACTGGCTACAAAGGAAGTCAAGGTATTCAAGGACCAGTAGGTTATCAAGGTAGTCAAGGTATTGTTGGTTATCAGGGCAGTATTGGCTCGGTAGGTTACATAGGTAGCCGTGGTATTACTGGTTATCAAGGTAGTCAAGGTGCAATTGGTCCGGATGGTAATAGAGGCCCGGTAGGTTATCAAGGTAGTCAAGGGTTGCTCGGTTATAGGGGCAGTATTGGAGACATAGGTTATAAAGGCAGTCAAGGTGCTGTTGGTAATCAAGGTCCGGTTGGCTATCAAGGCAGTGGCGGTCTTGTAAGTATGCCAGGATCGGCTAACCAGATAATGTATAAAGATTCCTCTAACATACTAAGTGGCAATACAAATCTTACATGGGATACGACATATCTTAGATCACCAGCGTTTGTTGCTCAAATCCCTGGTGCCCCTGGCGCTGGAACTTATTATTTTGGTGGAACAACTAATTACATTTATTTTAACGGTACTTCTTTTACTGCAAGCGCAGATTTTCATGTCATCGGCGATGTGTATGGTAACTATTTCCGAGGAACTGCTCTGTATGCTCTGTATGCTGACATTGCAGAAAAATATTTAACTGACATCGATTATACTGTAGGTACGCTAGTTAAGATAGGCGGAACTTGTGAAGCAACTATGGTTGTTAGTAATAGAGATTATGTACTAGGTGTTATTTCCGATAAGCCTGCGTATGTTATGAACGAGGGTAGTGAAGGCCAACCTATTGCATTGCTAGGTCGTGTGCCTGTTAAAATTATAGGCGCAGTGAAAAAAGGAGATCCAGTTTGGCCATCAAGCAACGGATGTGGCTGTGGTATAGATAATGGAAGAGAACCATTTGCATTTGCATTAGAAGACGGCGAAGATCGACTAGTAGAATGTGTAATTAGATAATTAGGAATAAAAAATGTCATTTCCATTAACCCCAGCAAACGGCGCAAAAGCAACAGTAAACGGTATCAAATATATTTTTAGTTCTGTCACTAACAGTTGGAGACGAGATTTTAATAATGTATTAGATAGACTATTTCTTGTAGGTGGTAATCAAGCAATCAATACCAGTACCGGCGACCTAGTAGTAACCGGCGGTGGTGCTTTTGGTAAAAACTTATATGTGGGCGGTGATTTAATTGTTGGTGGAACCTCAACTACATTTACATCAGCACTAGTTGGAACTATTTCTACAGCGAACTCGGCATTAACTCTTATAGGCGGAGCTAGAGGTTCTTTAGTATATCAATCAACTGTTTCTACAACAGCGTTTATTCCTATAGCAACAACCGGTTCTATATTAATGAGTAACGGAGTTATTCCAATTTGGACTGCTAGTGCGGCCATTAATGTTGCCTATGCAAATTCTGCATCTAATATAGTTGGCGGTCTACAATATCAAATACCTTTCCAAGCATCAACAGGGAGCACTACATTTAGTGCAAACTTTACATATAATAATTCTACACTATCTATAAAAAATACTACTCCCAGTACAGATACATCGACAGGTGCATTAGTAGTTGCAGGCGGCGTTGGTATTGGTGGAGATGTATTCATTGCAGGCGGTATACAAGTTAATGGTACTGCTACTTGGATTAATTCTACAAATATTAGTATTGTAGATAAAAATATAGTAATTGCTCAAGGGTCAGTTAATGCCGCTGCCGCAAACGGTGCAGGATTTACTGTTGATCTTCCTTCAAACAAACCCCAAATATATTATGCATCCGCAGACGATAGTTGGAATTTTAACAAAGCAACAAACCTTACAGCAGGTATTGCCGCTGTTTCTACAGTAACGGGTACGTTAAGAGTGTCAGGTGGTGCTGGCATTGGTGGCGATTTATTTGCCGGCAGTTTAAGGGGGCCGTTAACTGGTACTGTTGGTGCAGGAACTAAAAATAGCGGAGCCTTTACAACACTGGCTGCAACTTCTGTACAAGCATCAATTAGTACTCTTACAGGTGCATTAACAGTTGTTGGCGGAGTTGGCATCGGTGGCGATTTATATGTTGGCGGAAACATTGTTGGCACGATTGTCAGTGCATTGTATGCCACAACTGCTACCACAGCAGGTTTTGCTAATACTGCGTCATTGGCATATACTGCACTTACATCTAATATAGCTACTCTAGCTACTAATATTGCAGGCGGCCTTCCTACAAGGATTCCGTATCAAACAGCTACCAGTTCAACTGTATTTTCTGCTAATTTAACATTTGACGGAACTACCTTCCAAACAAATAGAGTAACAGTTAGTCAGACTGACGGATCTACATTACCGACATTTAGTACAGGATTAATTTTAACCAATAGCGGAAATAATCAATCACCTATATTAAGACTAACAGGCAATTCAAGCGGATTTGCAATGGTGTCGTCTTTTGGCACACTAAGAATAATGCAAGATGCTACCACATTAACAAATACATTGCTGAGTGTTAGTAGTACGCTTGTTAACATAACGCCTACTACAGTTTCTACTAATACTACCAACGGTGCATTAGTAGTTGCGGGCGGTGTAGGTATCGGTGGTGCGTTAAACGTTGGTTCAAATTCAACTTTTAACGGTCATGTATTACCTACATCAGATGTTACATATGATTTAGGATCTGCAACTGCAAGATGGCGAAGTTTATATGTAAGTTCGAGTACTGTGTATCTAGGTGCAAATGCTATGAGCGTGTCGGCGGCGGGCAATATTACCGTTAACGGGGCATTAGTCGCCGCGCCAGATACAGTAACCTACGGTGAACTTGCCGGAGGGATGGCTAGTACAGAATGGACAAACGGTTTCTTAACCTGTAGAGGTACGAATGCCGCCGCATCAACTGTTATTAGATCGCTGACTAATGGAAGAAAGATTACCGGAAGAAACAATACAGATGCATGGGTTTTCACTGTAGTTACCGCTACCAGTGTCGTAACAGGGTATGATGCAACATTATTAGATTGGACAATTACTGTGCAGTCTGGAGTTGCCGCTACACAATATCTATATTATCTAGATTTTCCATTACCAGTACCTGCATCTAGTAATAGTGCAGGTATAATAGGACAAATTGCCTATGATTCGACCTATGTATATATGTGTGTAGCAACAAACACGTGGCGTCGATTGGTTGCTAGCGCATTTTAATTCAAATTATTGATTGACAATGTTGTTTGATACTATATAATAGTATATGATCAAACAACTCTTAATTCCTGGCGTTAAATTATTTCCATTAACAAGGCTGTCTGACACCCGTGGCTGGTTTTCAGAAACTTTCCGTGAATCTTGGATTAACAATTATGCTATTCCGAATAATTTTATCTTTGAATTTTGGAGTCAGAATAATAAAGCAGGTACACTAAGAGGTCTACATTCCCAAGCTGATGATATGACTCCCGGAAAACTTGTACAAGTGCTGACTGGCAGTATACAAGATGTTATTGTAGACGCTCGTAAAAACTCAGCAACATACGGTCAACACATTACTATTACAATTTCAGCTAATGATCCTGTCCTTGTTTATATTCCTAGAGGATGTTACCACGGGTTTGTAACTTTAGAAGATAATACATTAGTTGGATATAAAGTAGATCAATACCATAGTGCAGAAAAAGAATGTGGTATAGCATGGAATGATCCTACTTTAAACATAGACTGGGCAATTAAAGATAATTTAATAATTAGCAACAGAGATCAAACTAATCCGACATGGGATCTGGCAGTTAAATTCTAACATGAAAATATTAATAACAGGCGGCAAAGGAATTATAGGTAGTTTTCTATCTCAAGAATTACCCTACGAAATATTAAATCCCGGCAAAGAAGAATTAGATTTGTTTAATGAAAAACAAGTTAGTGATTATTTAGATCAACATAAAGTAGATATTGTTATACATTGTGCATTAACCGGCCGCAATGATTTGTTTAGCACAGAACAGGTGTACACTACTGATAGTTTATGGATGTTTAGAAACTTGTGGAACAATAAACACAAATATAAAAAATTAATTAATGTAGGAACAGCATACGAATATGACCTAACTAAAAATAATTGGTTGGTCACTGAAAATAGTGTGTTAAATCATTTACCTTACACTAGTTACGGATATGCAAAAAATCTCATAGCTAGGATAATAAGGGAAACTGATAATTTTTTTAACTTAAGATTGTTTGGGGTGATTTACAAAAAAGAAGCCGACACTCGATTTTTTAAAAAGTTGTTGTTAAATAAAAGTATCGATATCAATAATGATGTATATTTTGATTATATATACTTGAAAGACATTGTTCCTATGATATTAACCATTATCAAAGATGAACAATTACATCGCGACATTAATATGGTCTATCATACAAAATATAAAATGAGTGAACTTGCAAAATTATTTTGCCATGTACATGATATTGATCCTGTAGGAATAAAAATTATAGGATGCAACGGACTCAATTTAACCGGTGATTCTCTCCAATTAGATTATTATAAGTTTGAACTACTAGGACTTGAAGAAGGTTTTAGATCATATAAGATTTAAAATAAGTTCAATTTTGCCTTTAATTGATTTATTGTTTAGACTAGACCTAACTCCTTGATGTAACGGTTTAGGATATGAATTATAATCACACCATGCATACGCAGAATGTTCGTTATTAAGAGTAGGAATAAATTCTTTTTCTACCAAGATAATATAGGTATTATATTTAAAATGCTGATCGTTACTAGTATATTGCTCTAACGGAATCATTTTTGTAATGTTAGGCACATGACCTACTTCTTCGGATATTTCTCTAGTTAGGGTATCGTATGGAGTTTGGTCAATTGGTTCTTTTTTGCCGCCAACAAATCCCCAAGTTCCTGCAGTTTTTCCTTGAGTTCTTAATAGAAATAAAAATCTTTTAGTATCTTTTGATAAAAATAAACCGCCGCTACATACTATCATAAAATTAGACGCCATGCTCCTGGATCGTATATACCTTCGTAGCTCTTAGACCACTGCCAGTCACCATCTATTGGCGACCATTTGTATTGTATACCTGTATATGAATTAGTTATGTATGTAACTTGCCGTATGTCAGAACTATTGAAAATAACAGCCCAGAATGTACCGTTCCACTCGATTACATCGTTTGCTGAAGCTCTAAGGTCGTTACCGTTATCAGTGATCCATTCACTTGGTCCAGTATGCTCGTCGTGCGGATGTGGATTTATATCTTCTAAAATCAAGTATCTAACTCCTATAACTTTATTTTTAGGATCAAATGTATAGGGATTTATTATTGCATCAATACTACCTCTTCCATTTATGATGGTATTAGTAGGGACAGTATCCGGGTCGAGAGATATACTCATAGAAAAATCATCTGTGGGATTTAAACTGATATAGGCAACAATTTCTGTTCCGTCTGGCCTTGTTAATCTTAGTTGACTTAGTCCGGCCCTAAATTGCCCAGGATATATATCTAGTATACTATACCAATTGGTTCTTTCTGACATCTCAGAAACAGATGTTAGGGTAGTATCGGAAGAGCTATGAGTATGTATTAAAGAAGCCGCATTATTTAAAACGATCAACCCAAAATCTCCAGGAGTAACAACAATTTTTTTATTGTTAATCTCTCCAGTGAATAAATCAACTAACGGTGCATCAAAATATGCTCCAGGAGTACCTTGGTCAGCTACATTTGCACTAACAAATACATTAGAAATAATTTTTGTAATGATGCCAAGTTTTTTAACCTTAGCAGGAGGACTGATCCATATTGGACAACTAAACACTAGGTTACAAATACTGATATCTGTTTCTAATCCTTGCGGTATTGATCTAGACTCAAATGTTTGGCTAGTTAATTCAACCGCACTTAGACTAGTCCAATCAATATAGTTGTCTGTGCTTTGTAGTTCAAGACTGGGATTGAAAAACACAGTAATTTGTTCCCATAACTGTAATTTTTGATCAGTGTTTGTTGTCCATATGTCTGCCGAAAATGTAGCAAGATATGGAGTTGGCATAAGTCGTTCGACTGTATATCCTGCACCCTGTCCTCGATTATCTCGCTCTCTAATGTTCACTTTGCTTACATAGGTAGGATCTTGCATACGTGATCGGTCGTGTTGCAGATCTTTAATATAACATGCGATAAAAGGAGCACTAGGCATCACATTTTCACTGTTTTTGTTTAATATTTGAGCAACCTGTCGATTCATGTCACCGTATCTAACAGGAACCTCAATTATCTGTCCTTTAGCATCTTTATAACTAAAGTTACTCATCAGTCTCATAAATTGTGTCAGGTATCTTTTAACCTGACCGTCATAAAAATAATCCATTTTTAATTATCCGCTTTTGGTTTAAGAACTTTAGACAATGCTTGTTTTTCTTTAACAACACTTCCTGAAATTGTAGCAGTATTAGTATTATTGAAGAACGAGTTCTTTTGGTTATGTTTAATTGATTTGCCAGGGAACAATCCTGTTGGTGCAGTTTCGGCGGCTCCAAGATTTGTCATAGTCATTCGTACATTATCCTCATACTTAACCCAATGCTTACCGTCATATCTAAATAATCTGTTCGGAAAATAATCAGTACGTAGATGGAATTGGCCTTCTCCTGCACCTGAAGGAAAACTTGCACTAAATCCGTATAGTGCGCCATTTGGCGGAATACCATCTTCAGTTAAATATCCTACATATACTTCTTTTGCTGGAGTATCTAACACAGTACTTGCATCTATATTTGGGTTACTTGTGTCTACAGTAATCTTATCGTCCCCTGCACTTACATAATCTATAAATCCTTCAGGAGTAATAGGTATTGTAAACAGTTGAGTAGTATTATATCCGCTCTGTGGAGAATCTAATTCTGCTTGGGCAAGTATTGCTTTATTAATCTCCATACTCTTGTTATAGGTACTGATAACATCTCGTAAAGTTTTATTACCATCACCTGCAGGTGCATCAAGGATTTCTTTAAATTCTTGACTATCGATCAGTGGTTGACATTTAGCGCGAAGTAAATGTGGATACCATGTTTGACTATATCCCGATGCAGGTCGAGTAACATCAGTGACAACATAGTATCGTTTAAGTGCTACTATAGAATCATCGAGAGCATATTCATCTTTTAAATGTGGCAATTCAAAAACGTCTCCTGCCATAATCTTCCTACCTAGGGCATCGAAGGTATTACGCAAATGAAACGTTATCATTATGTTATCATTTTGTAAAAATAGTCCAAATTGGCTTAGGTTAAAATCAATATCCTGCATGGTATAAATTCCACGCAATTGATAAATGTCCTGATCATAATGTCTGTCTCTATTTTCTAAAAATATTAAATCTTGTATTCCCAGTTCAGGAACAAGACTAGTATTTGTAGGAACACCGGGTGTAGATTCCCCATCAGCAGGGTTGACAGGACCCAAATATTTGTGGACAAAAATATCGGTCCCGCCTATTTGAAATTGTTCGTTTATAGAACGATCTAGGAACTTAAAATCGTTCCCTTTTTCTGGTCGGTATAAGGATAAGCGTGGCATAGTCTTATATTTATGGCATAAATATTGTTATGACCGACAATGAAATAACCAGACAAGAAGTAGTTAACTACATAAAAACCATGCTTGGCGACGGCATGATCGATATTGAATTGGAGCCGCAACATTATGATGTTGCTATAAACAGGGCTTTAGCTAAATTCCGTCAAAGAGCACAATCTAGCACAGAAGAAAGTTATGCTTTTATGACCTTACAGCAGGATGTAAATGAGTACATACTAGCTCCGGAAGTTATGGAAGTTCGTCAGTTATTCCGTAGAAGTGTTGGTTCTAGGACCGGCGGCGGCGATGGCGGTACAATCTTTGAACCATTTAACTTAGCCTATACAAATACTTATTTGTTAAATTCTAGTAATATGGGTGGCCTAGCTACATACTTTGCATTTGCCAGTTATCAAAAGTTGGTTGGTAAAATGTTCGGTAGCGAAATAGACTTTACCTGGAACGCTACTACCAAGAAACTTACGATTCTTCAAAGGCCCAGGGGTGAAGAATCGATTCTATTGTGGCTTTATAATTACAGGCCCGACTTTACCTTGTTCTAGGATCCGTATGTTGGTATTTGGCTTAAAGACTTTGCGCTTGCCACCTGTAAGATTATGTTAGGTGATGCTCGTGAAAAGTTTGCCACTATTGCCAGCCCACAAGGCGGAACAACACTTAATGGCACTGCGTTAAAAGCAGACGGTAAAGCCGAACTAGAAGTTTTAGAGCAAGATTTGATAAATTACAAAGTTGGCGGAAGCCCGTTAACTTTTGTAATTGGTTAAACTAATCTTGACAATTTAATCTAAATGTAATAAATTATAGTATCACACGGAGGATGCCATGATTATAGGGTTTGTTGGGTTTATTGGTTCGGGCAAAGATACTGCCGCAGACTATCTAGTTAATTTTCACGGTTTCCGTCGTGATTCATTTGCAAACACGCTAAAAGATGCAGTTGCCGCGGTATTTGGATGGGACCGTACCATGTTAGAAGGTCGCACTACGCAAGCTCGTGAATGGCGTGAACAAGTAGATCCGTGGTGGGCAGAACGCTTAAACATGCCCAATCTTACTCCACGTTGGGTATTACAATACTGGGG